ACCTAATTCTGCGATTCCTCTTAATACTTGGCAACATGTTGCAATAGTTAGATATAATAATGTCGTAACTGTTTATGCTGATGGTGTGGCAGTTGGTAGCATTAATGTTTCTAATCTCGCATACGCTTCCAGCCTACCTTTCAATATTGGTGGAAGTTCTGTTGATGGGCTTCATGATTATGAAAGTGGTAATGGATTATTTACTGGAAAACTATACGATTTCCGTTTTGTCATAGGTAATGCTCTCTATACTAATAACTTTACACCACCATCAATGGAATTAGATTTAGTTGCTAACACACAATTATTATTCTTAGCTCAAACTGCCCCAAGCGTATTAACATATTACTCATATCCAAATGTTGCTCACACTGACGCTAACAATAATAATGGCGTATCATGGTCATCCTCTACGCCACCATCATCAGTAGTCACTACTGATTATACTTGGACTTTTGATACTAATGGCACACTAACATCTCCTGGCGATCTATTACCATCCTCGAATAACACAGGAAATATCGGTGCACCAGATCTTCAATGGAAGAGCCTCTATGTTTCTAATGGATCGGTTTATATTGATGGTGTTAGACTATCAAGCAACAGCGGAAGTCTAGTCGTTGGTGGTAACATTACGCTTTCTAATAATTCTTCACTAAATGATTCTCTTGGTCGACCAATTATCTCTGCCGCTTCTGGTAATATTATTGATGGCAATTTAGTCGGTGGTGGAGCAGCAGAAATATTTACCTCACAAGATTTATCTTTTGATGGTGGTAGTATTGAATCTTATTATGATGTTTATGCTCCAGAAATTGATGGTGGAGTTTCATCTACACCACAGACTATTTTAAATGTTGATGGTTCATCTTCGATTGTTCAAGTAAAACGTAACTCATCAAATAATTGGATACAAACAAACCCAATATTAAGTCAAGGCGAAATTGGATTTGAAACAGATACCGCAAAGATTAAGATCGGTACTGGATTAGACACTTGGAGTTCACTAAGTTATATTACAACAGACAGATTATCTAATATAAGTGGTAATACAAGTCGCGGTATCACTTTAACCACTGATCGTGGAACTGTGTTATTTGGTAATCATCCTGAAATGTTCCCAACATTAACATCCCACTTCCACATAATGAAAGATGACGCTGCCAATGTAGATTTATTTTTTGGTGATGATTATAACTATGTTAAATTACCTAAGTCGCCTGATTATGGTGTAGAGATTGGCACAGGTGGAAATACTTGGACTTTTGGTGCGAATGGTACACTAACATTACCTACAAATAATACGATAACTGGCGATCTAATACCTTCTTCAAACAACACAGGAAACGTTGGTACACCAGATCTTCAATGGAAAAGCCTTTATGTTTCTAATGGGTCAATTTATGTTGATGGCGTTAGAATCTCAAGTAATTCTGGAAGTCTAGTTGTTGGTGGTAGCATTACCCTTTCTAACAATTCTTCAGTAAACGATTCTCTTGGTCGTCCAATCGTTTCAGCTACTTCTGGTAATATTATTGGTGGTAATTTAGTTGGCGGTGGAGCATCAGAAGTATTTGGTCCAGAAGATTTATCTTTTGATGGTGGTAATATTGAAACATATCATAGCGCATATGATGCTGCTGTTGATGGTGGAGTTTCTTCCACACCACAGACTATTCTAAATGTTGATGGTACTGGAACAACTATACAAGTAAAACGTAACTCATCAAATAACTGGACACAGACAAACCCAATCCTAAGCCAAGGTGAAATTGGATTTGAAACAGATACTGCAAAGATTAAGATCGGTACTGGATTAGACACTTGGAGTATGTTGAGTTATTCTGGTGGTAGTGGTATAGTAGATGTAGACGGTATAGTGACCTTTCCAGGAAATTTCCTAATAGGAACACTCCATCCCGATGGTGAGGACAAAGAAAGTGTTGTATGGGCTAAAGATGATACTGAATATCTCGGATTATGGTGGGGTGGCGATCAAATCTACCCTACAAGTTCTTATGGACCAGTTGCAGGAATTCAAATTGGAACAGGTGACATTGATGATTTTACATCCAATGCAAGTCCTGTAGGAACACATATCGCTATTGCGGTTAATGATTCTAATGGAGATACTAACACCTGGGTATTTGATAGATATGGTAAATTTATATACCCAGATGGATCTTTAACTTCTGGTAATACTGTTATTGCTAATGGCACATATGATATACAAAGTCTCAGCAATACACTAATTCAGACAAGCGCAAGCCAGGGAGTACAAACTTGGAATTTCGACACAACTGGTAATTTAACGCTTCCTAATGGCAGTACTATTAACGATAATACAAATGGATTACTAGCTGGTAGCAAAGCCGTTGAAATAAAACCTGGTGGTGGAGATAACGCTAATCAATTATTAAAAATATATCCTACAGTCGTTAGCGATGGCAATCATATACACTTAACTTCTGGGGATCTTTCAGTAACTGATTTGTTCTTAGGTGATGACCATCAATTTGTGCGTATAGGCACCGACGGTAACGTTTGTATTGGAACTGATTCGGCTAGCAATATTTGGCAATTTGATACAAAGGGCAATTTAACATTACCAGCAAATACAAAATTAAATTCAGGTGGCATTGGTAATACTAATTCCGCAGAGTTTGGTACAGCAGTATCTTCAAATGGTATAGCGATTACTAGCAGCCAGATTTACATGGGTGCTGGTACAGCAGAAACTCGCGTCATTGTTGATCAGAATGGAGCAAGTTTAATTTATTCTGGTGTAGAACACAGCGATCCTGGAGCCTTCGCAGGTTCCGTATCTGTAGACCCAAATGTAACTAGTGATTATGCTATAGCAATTGGACCAAATAATAGTATACTATTGGGTGCTGCACAAGGTGGTATAACAACAACAGAATATACAACAGGTGTTGGAGTTTTCAATTCTGATAATAACATCACTGGATTGTTGTCAAATGGAAATAATGTAATTATTGCTGCTGGGTCATTAGGTTGGTCATTTGATAGAGATGGTAATGTAACATTCCCATCAGGAAACAAGTTTGCAGTAGTTAATGTTCCTACATCATCAATCGGGCAAACTGGAGATATTGCTGGAATGACCGCAGCTAATACAACTCACTTCTTTAATTGTGTTGGAAATTATGTTGGAGTTACCCCACCAAATACAGCACTACCTATAATCGCAAATACAGTATTATTAATGTCAGAAATTGATAGTGCAAATCTATTAACAGATAGCACATCAACATATACTATGACAAATAATACTGCAGTAACTTGGGCAGCAAATAGCCCATTCACTGATGGTTCTGGAAGTGCATATTTTGATGGTAGTAACTATCTACAATTACAACAACAGATTGTTTTATCAGGTGACTTTACTATTGAAGCATTCGTTTATAGAACTGTCGCAAATAATAATGCTGATGGAATCTTCTCAATACAAGGATCTGCGGGCGATTGGGATGCAGGTGGTGGTGGATTCACTATAAATGGTGGACGAATTGATACTTATTCAACTTCTGCAACTTATTACAGCACACCAATTCAAACAAATGTATGGACTCATATTGCTGTTTCTAGAAAAGGCAGTACAATATTCGTCTACTTAAATGGTAATCTTGTTGCTACTGCGAATGAGCCTGCAACCCTCGGCAATGGTGGCGGATACCCTCTAATTGGGGCATTTGACTTTTATAATGGAACAGGTAATCCACCAAGAACTCCTTGGAATGGATATATCACCAATCTCCGTATCGAAAATGGGGATGCCATATACTATCAGAATGATATTTGGAAGCGTGTGGCTTGGTCTGCTGATACTTGGTGAGGGATTAAATTTAGACGATAGCGGCTGTTCCGCTTTTTAATGTTTTATAAATAACTTTACCAACTCTGGAGAATATTCTAATGGCGACAAAGATTCAATTAAGAAGAGATACCTCTGCAAACTGGGATACAATTAATCCAGTATTAAGTCAGGGCGAACCAGGACTCGAAGTAGATACTGGTAAAATCAAGTATGGCGATGGCGTCACTGCTTGGTTGAGTCTTGCATACAGCGGTGGAGATGCATACAAGCCAGCCACCCATACTGCAACAGGTCGTGCCGTTGGTATTCGTGAAGTCTCAGGAGTTAAGAGTTTCACCTTTCAGACAATCGGTCACAGATTTGTTCACATTACTGCCAATCAAACATATACTAGCGCAAATACACTAGTCATTCCAGCAACTGTTGCAGAGTCAAAGTATTTGTTAGAGTCATATAATGGTGGTGGTGGTAATCGAAGTTCAATCAAACTTTATGTAAATGGTGATAGTTTTATTAGTCCTGCAAACAGTTACCATTATACAGTAACATTTGATGGGACTAATTATACAATCCAGTATACTGATGATGTTGGTGCTACATTCTCGGCTAATGTTGGTGATCAAATTCTTCTAACTCCATGGGTTAGTGGAACACAAGCAATATTCCCAGATTACGTCTCATCATCTGATCACCCAGCAATCAACAATTCTGCAAATACAAATGTCGTAAGAGTAGATTTAAGTGGTGACACTAGCATAAATCGCAATGGAGTCACCACCAATGGTCCTGCTCAATTAACAGCATTTCCAGGAAAGAATTATGTTGTGATTAATCAATATACTTCTAGTGTAGGTAGTAATCGTGGTGGTAATGACACAAGAAAAATTGTAAGTGCAAATAACGTAGGAAGCAACGTTTGGGATTTAACTCTAGATGGTCCTCCTCGCGCTATTGCAAATGCACTCTTCACTTCAGCAAATGTACATCTATCAGCTAATGTTTCTAGTAGTTATTACATTCCTGTGCAACTATCAGACCTCCCAAATTTAGGATATTATAATCCTGGCGCTGATGGTGTTGGTTATATTGAAATTAATGGAACACCAGCAGCAAATCTTTCAAATCAAGGATATGCATATTCAGAGAGTTCATGTGGTGGTGTTGACTATAATGGAAATTGGGTAATTAGATTAGATCAACCTATAACTGCTAATGTTACAGATAATGTGGTTTTCCACTTCACGCAAAGTGATAGCATTAGAGTTGATTACTATGTTCCAAACATGAGAGACGCTAGCAGCAGATATAATAACAATGCATATCGCTGGTTTAGTTGGAATGATGATTTACCATTCAGTGTTGCTGAGGCTGGTAATGGCGTAAGAGGCGGTAGAATCAAAGGATATGTTACCGTATACAGACCTTTAGATAATTCGTCTGATGATACGATGTTCAATATTGACTTCACCGCTTATAATGATGATACATGGCGACGCCCATGGACTGCGATAGATTCGTCAGCTGAAACTCCATATCTAAGAACCGATTATACACTTAACAATGGTGGTGAATTTGGCGGCAGCAGACCAAGCACAGGTGACGGTGGTGATTATATTTTCTGGGACTTCTATGAGTTTGGAATTTTCTTTAGTGAAGCTGCTTGGGCAGATAACTATAACTATATCGCACAAGATATTAAAGTTGATATTGTCTATAAAATGGAAATTGTTGTCTCTGGTAGAAACGACGATTGGTGCTAATTTGTGAAGGTTCGTCCAAGCAACACGAGAGGTATTCTTACCTCTCAGTCTTGGATACAATCTAGAAGAACGTTTACAAATAATTCATATCGAGATCCGCAGTACATGGGCTGCGGATCTTTAATTGCTCTCAATGACGATATCCTTTGGCCAGGATATACGATTCCAAAACACGAACACAAAGACCTAGATATTCTTGGTTACATGATTGATGGTGAATTGGAACATTGGGATACTTGTGGTAATTTAAGTAGAGCCAAACCAAGACAAGTTCAGCACATGTGGTGCGGTGCTAGTATATGGCATACTGAGAAATGTATAAGTCCTGCTCCTGCCAGATATCTTCAAATCTGGCTAAAGCCAAAACAAAAGAATACAACTCCTGCTTACTACGAACTTATCAATAAATCGTTAGAATTTGGTGTTATTGATGTTGTTCTAAAATCTTATGTAAAAGTATCTGGTGGGATTTTAAATGGTTCATATAGTTCTGATCAAGGATATCTTTATCTGATTAGTGGGGACTGTTTGGTTAATGGAATCAAATTGCAAGAAGGTGATGGCGCTGAGATAACAGAAACTACTGTAATTGAATCTGAGAGTTCTCATATAATCCTATTTGAGAACACCTAAATACTATATAAATTCATAATTCGGTAAACATAATGCTAGGTAACGAACCATTTTATTATAGAACTATTCGTCGCAATGTGGTTGCTTTTGGCACCATATTTAAAGACATCACATTAGTTCGTTATAAGAAAGACAGCTATTCCGAAATAGATCGCTTTAATGTTCCAATATCATATGCTGGCAAAGAGAATTTCTTAACACGTCTATTAGCAAACCCAGACTTGCATAAGCCAACTCAAATCGTTCTTCCAAGAATGTCTTTTGAGATGACTAGTCTAGCTTACGATTCTACAAGAAAGAATTCTTCGTTTTTTAGTACCTTTAATCAAGTCAGCCAGAATAATGTAAACCAGCAATATAGTGGCGTTCCTTATGATTTAGAATTTGAATTAAACATATATGTGCGCAACGTCGAAGATGGAACTCAAATTGTAGAACAAATACTGCCATATTTTAATCCAGACTATACTCTCTCAATGTCATTTGTTGACCAAATGAATATCAAAAGAGATATTCCAATTATCCTTGAGAGTGTTGAATATACACCAAGTTATGAAGGTAATGCAGAAACGACAGTAAGGATTTTAGTATGGACTTTAAAATTCAAAATGAAGACTTACTTCTTCGGTCCAATTAACACTGGTTCATTGATTCGTGAAGTTCAGGCTAATACTTATATCTACAATAATTCATCATCAAGTGTAATACAATTAAATCTAGAAAGTGGTAATGGTAACTACCAAATTAATGAGACTATATATCAAGGTATCAACTTACCAAATTCAAATATTACTGCACAAGTAGTTTCTTGGGATAATGTTGGTGGTGTATTAACTGTCACAAATACTAGAGGAAAATTTGATCCTAGTATTAATGTTATTGGATACAATACTAGAACATCTCGTTCTATTATGACAATTGATACTCCAAATCAGCAGATTGTATCTATTGTTATAACGCCAAATCCACCAACTGCCAATTTAGGTGACGATTTTGGATTTACAGAAGTGATTCATGAAACACCCAACCTCTGACGATATTCTTGCAAATGTTTTTGATGTCGAGCCAATTACTCAGGTAGAAAAACCACAAGGGCAATTAATGGTTTCTACTAATAATGAGAAAGAGGACGACTTTCAATACGTTCGTACAAACCTTTATGATTTAATTGACAAGGGTAGCGAAGCTGTGGCTAACGCTCTAGCTGTAGCGGCAGAAAGCCAGCATCCAAGAGCATATGAAGTTGCTGGTAATCTAATTAAAAATATAGGCGACTTAACAGATAAATTAGTGACTCTTCAGAAAACAAAAGCAGTTTTAGAGCCTCAAGAATCGCAAACCAAATCTAATTTAAATATTGACAAAGCTGTAATCTTTAATGGATCAACTGCTGAACTTTTAAAGATGATCAAAAATGAATCTAGCAGTAGTTAAGAAAAATTCATACTTAGGAAATCCTAAACTAAAGAAAGTAGGAGTTCCAGTCTCACTATCAGAAGAAGATATTCGTGAGTATATAAAATGTCGTGATGATGCAATTTACTTTGCTCAAAACTATGTTAAGATTGTAACTCTAGATAAGGGTTTCGTACCAATTGACTTGTATCCTTTTCAGAAACAAGCAATTAATGATATTAATGATAATCGTTTCGTTGTTGTAAAAGCAGGTCGTCAGGTTGGTAAAACGACGACCGTTGTTGCTTATATTCTTTGGTATATTCTATTCAACGAAGATAAGTTCGTTGCAATCCTAGCCAACAAAGCCAAGACCTCTCGTGAAATTCTAAACAGAATTAAACTTGCGTATGAGGCATTACCTTTATGGTTACAGCAAGGTGTGCGCACTTGGAACAAGGGCGACATTGAGTTAGAAAATAATTGCCGAATTCTTGCTGACTCAACATCATCTTCTGCAGCTCGCGGTTATACAATTTCGTTCCTATACCTGGACGAATTTGCATTCGTACCAAATAACGTAGCAGAAGAATTCTTCACTTCAGTTTATCCTACGATTTCTTCTGGTAAGAGTTCCAAGGTTTTAATTTCTTCAACGCCTAATGGTATGAACCACTTCTACCGTATTTGGAAAGAAGCTGAAGAAGATGTTAATGGGTTCAAAACTATTGAAGCGAACTGGCGTCAGGTTCCTGGTCGTACTGAAGAATGGGCATTATCTCAGAAAAGAGTTCTTGGAGAACAAAAGTATCTTCAAGAAATGGAATGTACGTTCTTAGGTAGCGCGGGAACATTAATTTCTTCAGCCGCTTTAAAGTCCATGGCTTTCTCTCGTCCACTAAGAAATATTTTAGATGGTTTAGAAATCTATGAAGAGCCAGAGCCAGATCATTTTTATGTTTCTATAGTCGATTCTTCTAGAGGACAGGGTTTAGACTATTCAGCATTCTTAGTTGTCGACTGCTCAGTTAGTCCATTTAGAGTTGTCGCCAAATACAGAAACAATACAATTTCTCCAATGTTATTTCCTAATGTAATAGTTAATACTGCCAAGTTCTATAATGAGGCATATCTACTAATTGAAAATAATGATGTTGGTGCACAGGTTGCTGATCTTTGTATGAGTGAATTGGAATATGAGAACATGTTCCATGGTGAAGAAGCCAATGGTAAGTTTCACCTCAGTCAGCATGGCAGAGCCAAACAGCTCGGAATCAAGACCACTAAAAGAACTAAACGCCAAGGATGTAATGCTCTTAAACATCTAGTTGAAAATGGTAAATTGATCATATCAGATTTCAATATAATCGAAGAATTATCGACCTTTATTATGAGACGAGATGGCACTTATGCTGCCGAAGAAGGAGCTCATGACGATCTTGCCATGTGTCTTGTTCTATTTGCTTGGTTATCGGCTCAGCCATATTTTAGAGATATAACTAATTTTGATATCAGACAAAGACTTTATCAAGAAAAGATGAAACAGATCGACGATGAGCTTCCTCCTTTGCCCCAAACAAGCGACGATCTAGAAGATAAACCTGCATATTTTAGATCAGAGAATACGATTTGGCAAACGCTGGATCCAGATAATCCGACTGAAGAATATGGTAAAAATTGGTTATTATAAATACAATCATAGAGTAATTTTATGCAGAATAACAAATGTTGAATTTTATAAATATATTGAAGAGAATAATAACCTCCGCCCATTCTTTAGGAGAATAACATGGCATTTCCAGTATCACCAGGCGTATCCGTTTC